TATGTCATTATTATAATCAAATATACTACTAGTTTTAACACCGTTGTATACTCTGATACCGTATGACTCTAAATCACATACACTAATACTCCAATTTTTATTTGCTAAATATGGAGTACTAACTATATCTGACTTATATAAACGTTTGTATGCCGACATATGTAGTCATCTCGAATTTAAAATTCTAATTTGACTCTACATGTTATCTGCTTAGTGAAGTCTTTTGGCAAAGGTTTACTTAATTTAGCAACAGCCAAAAGCTCATTAGCATCATTATACAATCCTATTGTAGTAGGAAATACCTGAGGATTATCAATTAGTATTGAATACAGTACATTTCCGTTTTCATCTATGATAGATGGGTTTGTTGTATAATTTAACTGAGAGCTTTTTGCATTTACAAAGAAATATCTGGAAGATATAGTTTCTTCACTTTTTGCTTGAAAAGACGATCCAGAGTTTATTACTCTAAATAATCTATCCGCATTTATATTATAAGGGGCTGTGTATGACAATGCGCTTGTCTCATCTACAGTCATACCAATTCCTCCATCTGCATATGGTAGTGCTAAAGCTCTTGGGTTTAAAACATATATACCCATATCCGGGAAAAAGTATCCGTAGCTTCCGCTGGCGGTCTGTACAGAAGACGTATTGTGACTATTACCATTAGATCCGCTTACGATGTAATATACCCTATTTCCTCCAATAAAGCTATTTACAGAAGTATCTTTGCTATTATCAGTTAAATATAAGAAGCTAGTGCCGTTCTTTAAAGTCAAGTTCCAAGTTCCGGTATTAATCTTTTCTTTATATCTAGACCTGTTTACATTTATTGCAAATATATCCCTAGATATACCATTGCTTCCTCCAAAATTAAATACACTACCCTCATCTCCATACACTAGATTTCTATATTGTCCGTATATATCTCTTGTTGGAGTTTTTTCATTTACCAGACTATTAAAAACAGCCGATCCACTGCCTGATATATGTCCATAGGCCACTGAATATTGCGTCTCTGATCCGTCACTTCCGACTGGTAAATTGTATACATTTAAATAATACTTTCCTGTATTATCTCCCTGTTGAACACTGGATGTGAATGAGGCAGTTAGGTTATACACATTGGAAGTCCAGAGAGGGGCCGTTATGGCTTCCGAACTTATTACGCTATCATCATCTTGAAATGTTATGAATGACATTATTTATTCTTTTTTACAGTTAATGGAATGGTGATCCTAGCACCAGAATCCCTACCAACTACAGTTATAGTTGTACTGAGGCTGGTTAATGTGGTTCCGAACAGGGTGTCTATTGTAGTACCTACCAAAGTGAATGATGTCCCTATAGCAGTTTTACTTATTTGAGTACCTGTAGTACTGTTCAAATCTGATATGCCCAAGTTAGTGGTGTCTATTCCTATGCCGGTAAAGGTAGACAACAATCTAGCATCTCCAACGGTTACTACGTATCCGCTAGGTTCAAATGTAGAGGTAGCTCCAAGATAGTTCAAAGTCTGTGGAGTTATTACTATAGAAGCCGCTTGTTTAAGAACTATGCTAGCATATCCTACATTTATAACTGGTAGCTTGCTTGTTCCTCTAGGAAGGGTTACCAGTTTATATTTCATGATTTGATTCTCATCTGGAAATGCTTCCATAAGAGGCATATTCTCTATAGCCTCTCCATAAAAAGCTGATCCTGAAGGGTGAGTTGTATTGTACAGAGTATAATCAATCTCATCGTCAGCCATTGCAAATTGTGTAATTCTGAAAGACCCGTCGTTCCTGGCTAGGAGTTCCCGGCCTTTTTTAGTCAAAATAGCATCGACAGTTACTACGGTATTGTTTAAATATCCCATTTTTGTATTTTGTATATATAAATATTGAAGTTTATCATTTTAGGTTACCCTATAATCAGAACTTTAGAAAGGATAGTATCTTTCAATGGAGCTACTATATTTCCTATGTCTTTCTTAATCTCATCTTTTATGTTGTATGGTATCATAAAAGCATTAGAAGGAAGACCGTCTTTTTTCTTAAAATCAAGTATAATAACAGTTTCATCTTCAGTCTTTCTAAGAATTGCAAAGCTAGACCCGTTTATTTGATTAGGGTTATACTCCCTGTCTAAAACTACAGCGGCAGGCCTACTTACTATATAGGACGTTATTGTTCCTGTTGATATAGTCTGTATTTGTGGATCTATAACTTCCATTACTAAGTAATAGTCAGGTTTTATAGCATTGAACTGTGTAAACCTTATTACATCGTAAACTTTTAAAGAAAAAGGATGTTCAACGGCACTATAACTATTGCTTATAGATGATGGATTACTTGAGTCTGGTGGTTCAAAATATGCTTTGTTCCATAATAAAGAGGCAGCATCATTGAAAACAATAGTTTTATTATCTGGTGATGGTTCTATCAATGGGTCTAGAGGATCTGCTACTATAGTGGTAGTTGTTACTTGTGTTGTGTTTGCTGTAACCTTATCCCATACTTCAAAAAATGCTTTAGATGTATCCCCTACCTGCATTTCAAAATATATGTTATCGCATCTCCTAAAGAAAGTTGTTACCTCTGCAAAATAAAATCTAACCCTCAATTTATCATTTTGATTTAATGCGATTTCTTTTCCAAACAATTGACACCTTCCTTCAAAGTATGGACTTATTGTTCTTCCGTTATACGTACCTCCTACAGTGTCTTCTGGAAAATAAAGAAAACTTCTATTTTCGTTAACCAACGCTCTGGTTGTACCCGTAGCTTGTCTTCCTCCAGATGCTATTGGTATATTAGTTGCAGTAAAAGTAGTATATCCATAAGGAACTGGATCAGCTGTGTTGGTGGTATCTAAATAAGACCAGGTTGATGATCCTGCCTTTTGAACTTCTAATATTCCTATAATTTTTACAATAGCTGGTCCATTTTCTTGTTGCCTTACCCCAACACCAAGGAATCCTGTAGGTTCTGGATTTGTTGCTTTGGCTTTTATTGGTAAGTCTATGTTTACTCTATAAGTGGATGTCCTAGGTGCTGTTACATACGAATAATACTCAGTTCCTGATTGAACTACGGTTAGTTTTCCAGTAAAATCATTTGTTATATACCCACCATCTGCCTCTGAAGTACTTCCTGGGATAAACCAATCTAAAGAATAATAATTAGGATTATCAGCTGCTGTATCATGACTTCCTATGTTTCTTAATGAATTTGTATAATCTTTATACAAAGTTGTACTTGCTACATAATCAGTTAACGGCATTTTTAAATAAGGCCAACTAGTACTTAATACTTTTCTTTGTGAAAAGGATTTTGCATTATCTGCTACTCCATTTACTTTAAAAGTAACTTTTGGATTCACAGCGTTAGTTGTTGTAAAATCTCCAGGTAAGGCACCATCGGCATCTCCTAAAGTCTGGAAAAGATACCCACTCATATTTATAGCCTTTAGACCTAGTTTTTTCTCAGTTGAATCAGTAGGTTCTATATATGTGAAATTAAGATTTTCATTAATTTCTCTAAATATAATTGGAGAATAGCTAAAACCTCCCTCCCATATAACCTTGTCTCCATCTAAAGATGCTTGATTTGTTGGATTCAACTTATCCATCAAAGATACGTTTACAAGATCTCCCTTCTTGTATATGTTTTGGACCTCAAATAAATGATAATTTCTCCTAGATAATTCAGTAATTGATCCAGTAGCATCTATTAAAAACTTTATATTGACAGTTGTTTTATCGTAAAAGTTTAGATTCTTTTTATTAATACTGTTTGCAAATGCAAACTTTTCTGCATTAAAATCTACAGCAGCTGTTTTACCATAAGAAGTATCTCCAGCTCTATAGAAATTATATATTGAGCTAATTGTTTTAGACCCATCATATCTTGGTCTGGTATATCTTGGGTCTGAATATTTTTCATCTGCTATCTCAACAGGCTCAAGCATACCAAATTGGTATGGGTTTATTCTCTTAAATAATAAAGACACTTGACTAGCTGATACATTGTTTATAGTAGTGTTGTATACACTCCTGTCAAAAAAGTTATAATCAATGCTAGGCGTAAATTGTAAATATGGATTGTAATTTTTTTCATCAAATATATTATTAATGTCGATTACAGATCCTGATAGTTGTCCAGTATAAAAATCACTGCCGTCCCCATACCCACTTGCATAAATGCTATTGGCTGTTATATCTCCTGCAACTATTTCTCCTTCTTCGTAATTATAGTTTTCAGTTAGAATAGTTTCTGTCCTTTTAGATTTTGGTCTTTCTAGTATAGTTGATTTCAAAGTAAGACCAGTCTGAATACTAGCCCTTGCAGGCACATAATCTTTGATCATCTTAAATAAAGAATTATCAAAGAATTTTATTAACCTTATATAATCTGTAAGATTATAATCTTTAAAATACTTCTCGTAATATTCTTCATTAAGAGCTACAAGATTAGGATATTCTTTTTTATAATCGTCTCTAGGATCGCCTATATACTGATCAATATCTATAGAATTTCCGTATTGTGCTATTATATCCTTGTTTAGCTCGTTAGAAGGTGAAAAAGATGCATCTATATAATGAACATCTTTAGTTGTGTATATTTGAGATTCATCCTCTAATCTTATAAAAGCAGACAATACACTTCCTGTTATTTCATTATCTACTATCCTAACTTTTTGATTTACTGGATTAGAGTATACCATGTTAGGAGAGTCTGTAACGTACTCTTCGTCATTTGAAGAATAATTTACTTCATTAGGAAAACCTACAAAGCTGGCTGATTTTATAGTAGCTCCTGCTATTATAGATCTTTCCTTATAGTTTGGTTGTACTGAGTATACAGATCCAGTTAATGTATGATTAAATATATTAAGATCATTTCCTAAAGCAAATCTAGCAGATAATTCATTGTAGGATGATCCACTGTAATTGCCTCTTATGGATTCTGGATTTAGGGTATGGTAGTCGAAAATAGATTCTGATAGGGGTGATGTCCAATACCTAAGCTCTTGAATATTTCCTACGAATTTAGATCCAGTACCTCCTAAGTATAGAGATTGTGACACTCTATTCCAACTGTAGTTATATGAAGAGGATGCAGCTCCTGTTGCATATATACTAGCAGATGCTTCATGTCCTATCCTCAATCCTATTTTATTCTTTACGTATAAATCGTAATATTGATTTTGATTGTTTATTGTAGCATCATATACATTTCTTCTTTTTACCATAAAATTCCACCACAGTGACTCTCCGGATGAGGCAGTCATGTAGACAGGAAGAGATACAGAAGCTCTAGAAAATCCACCACTTCCACTAAGATAGAAACTAACTATGCTATAAGGATATCCGCTGGTACTATCAGGATATATGTTTGCATACATAGTCCTATTACTATTGCTGTTCAGAGTTACATCAAATAAAGATGCTGTAGAGTAATAATAGTTCTTGTTTGGATTAAATCTAAATTCTATAGAATTAGGAACATAGTCAGTTACAGATGCTGTTGGATAGTCATATTTAGCTCCCCAATATGCTTTAACATATGATCCAGACATGTTTATAGCATATGAGAACCTATCATAGGTGTACTCTATCGTATTATTAAGCTTATCTGAGCCACCAAACTCATTAACTGACAATATAGTGTCAGGTATTCCAAAAGAAGTTATTAGAGCCTTTAAGCCCCTTTCAGTGCCTTTAGACTTTAAAAGAAGAGGTAAATTATGATATATTCTCTTTAAAGTCTCCTTTTGTATGTCCTGTCCAGGTACCGTATAGGCTGATGCTGATATAACGGTATCAAAAGAAGATCCTGTTGGTGAAAAGCTACCGGAATCAGAACTGCCTATTAAGTACTGAAATAGATTCTCATCGCTCTTTGAGTTATACAGCTTTATGCCTAAAGATCTTAAAGCATAATATACAAGATCTTTGGATATACCTTTATTTACATTATTATTATTCTTGTATAGATCAGTAATACTATTCATGTAGATCCAGATATTATCAAAATGCTGTCCTACCATGTTTAAGAATAGAGTATATCCATCATTTACAGGATCAATAGATATATACTCTGGGACAATATACGATAAGTTATCTTGATTTTCTAAATCATATATAGAAGCCGAGTATAGCTGACCTCCATATACTGGTGAATTATAATCATCGCTACCTAACCAATTTTCTACTTCATTAGAAGTAGCGGAGTATAAAGTGTATGGCTTGTTAGAGTTTGATTTAGGCCAAGCTGAAGACTCTGATGTGTAATACAGGTATGTTTCATATCCATCAAACTTAGTTACAATATTGTCTATCTTACCTTGTAATGATACTATGCTTGCACTAGAGTTAAAAGAAGTTTGATAGTTAGTAGTATTCTTTATAGCATTTATGTCTGCTTGATAAGACTCTACTAACTCTACTTTATATCTAAAGTTTAACAATCTTTCTTTTGCAGAAGAAAAGTGAACAAAGTTGTTGTAGTCTGAATAGTCTACATTTATTTGTATGCCTTTTTTATTTACCTCATTTAGCAATTCTTGATATGCACCAAGAGATTGGTTTGAAAGGAGTTCATTTATGTTTAAATAGTCTGATGGTTTTATAGAGTTTTCATCAACTTCGATATCAAAATTGGCAGATCTCAAAAAAGGAGTCGATACTTGTACAGGTTGTGGAGCCAAGTTAACTTCAAAAACAGAAGCCTCAGATAACTCTTCAACAAACCAAAAAGAAGACTTTAGATCAAACTCATTTGGTAAAGGCTGATAAAGTTTTATTAAAATGCTATAAGGATCTGTATTCTTATCTAATGCTATATTTACAGCATTAATAATCTTATTATCTCCAAAATTTAAAAGAAAGTCTTTAAAATAAGAAGATGATTGTATCTCATATAGAAAGTTAATAACCCCTTCTTCTAAGGTTAAATTAGATAAATCATTAGAAGATATTCTAAGTTCTTTTCTATCATTAGATATTTCTTTTATAAAGAATACCTTTTGATTAATATCTACAACTTTCTTTCTATATACATTAAATTGAACATTGTATGTTCCATATGTAAAACCTAAGCTCTCAACAACATCACCAGGAAAAAATTCTAACTCTTCTGTATATGTATTAGTCGATCCCTGTAATGTTCCTGGTATTTTATAGTCTGTATAATTGTAATTTGAGTAAAGAAGATTCCCGTTCTTAGTATACACATGATACTCTACATAGTCTTCCTTTAAACCAAACTGCCTAATATAATCTCTAGACGCTATTAGAGATGAATCTATAGTATCGTACTTATCAAAATTAACATTTATCTTATTTACAGACGTTACCATTATTTAGTTGGGTTTGTAAGTGATATTATCTGTGTCTTTAGTGACACGTTTTCATCTCTTAAATTTGCTATCTCTTCTCTTAAATCATCTATACTTAAACCTATATATTCTGCGCTTCTTCTTACCAATTCGGTATGAGAATTCTCAGATCCACTAGGTGGGATATCGTAAAACAAAGTATCATAATCACTAAAGAAGCTTTCTACAGACGCAGGAGTTTGTGTTATATCAGTGGGTTCTTTTGGAACTAATTGATTAAACTCTACATCTACCACATTTGTAAATGTATTTTTACCATATATCTTTCTGATTATGTTTACTTGCTCCCCCATTACTCTGTTACTTTAAAGAAATATTGATCATCGAATATCAAAGTAGATCCACTAATTACTGTCTTTATAAGTATCTTATAATATCTTTCTGGTTCTAATCCATACATATACACATCAAAATAATTACTTTGTGTATCTGCGCTTACTTTTGTAAAGTTGTTATCAAAATCTATTATAGTTATATCCGATTTTACATCTTTTACAGAGTAATAAGTTGTTGCAGGTAAATACTTTTGAGTTGTATATATTGAAGATGTTGCATACGTCCTTACAGGAAACTGATCTCTTACATTCAATCTAAACCTGTGTATTTCATCTTGGTTGAATTCACCTTTGTTATTTGAAAGCGACACTCTCACATCCTGTGATGAAACACCTGTTACAGATGACCCTGATATTGAATACCTAGAGTCATCCCACTTAAACTCTAATACTGGTGGGTACACTGTATTGGTGTCTCTTCCAAAATAGTTAAGGGTAAAATTATAAGCTTCGTCAAACTCTAAAGATCCAGATAATTTTACTATAAACCCTTCATTTGGTATAGAACTTGATACAAATGCTCTTACAGCAGACGATACGTCTATATTAACATCTTTGTTAGTATATACTCCAAAATTTTGCTCTGCCTTAGAAGCAGTGTACCAAGTTCCTCCCCCAGGATTAAGGACTGTGTATGAAGCTGTCACACCCGTAGAAAAATTTACAAGTTTCCATGCAGATGTTTTTCCAGATTTCATATATAACCAAGAAGCGCCATCAGTAGGTATAGGACTATCTCCAAACCTACCAGTCCCCATATCCCAAGCACCAGATACAGGAAACGCCTGTATGGTGTAATCGGTAGGCAAACCTGTTGAATTTGCTAAATATAATTTTAAACTGCTACTAAAAGATGCCGTACCAATATAATTAGACACTACATCCGATATATCTCCATCCGCAAACTTAATCAAAAATCTAGCTGCTGATGATTGTGATGCGTACAACAGGCTAGTATTCTTGGATAGTTCCAAAATAGGATCCATGCCAGAGTTTAGAGTACCGTAGTCAGAGTACAGAGTGGTGTCTTTTTCAGCAAATATTTTATATACGGCCATGTTTTATTATTGTAGTAAACTGTAATATTCTTTAAAATGCTTAAGTCTATCGGCCAAACCTATTGTACCGCCATTAACTCTTTTAGTAACTTCAGTTACAACAGCATCTGTTGCTCCCTTATCAGCTATTTTATGTAGTCCGTTTTTATGAAAAAACCAAGCAGCTGAGGCTAACGGGTATTTAGTTGCTACTAAGTCAGGATTGGCTACTACATCCTCGTTTATGGCTTTTGCAAATGAAGTATAATTGTCCTTTCCGGTAAGCTGGATATACCCTCTTCCTTTAAATTTGAACCCTTCCCCACTTGCTTCTGGACCATTTCCCATCCTTCCTCCATAAACTAAATTGGCTATCTTTTCAGGCTTTCTTTCATACTGTAAAGCCTTTGCTTCAGTTGGAAAATATTTTTTAAATATTCCCAATAAACCTTTGGCTCCATAGTTTAGATTTTCGTTTACTAACTTAAATCCACCAGACTCATGACCTGCCTGGGCAAGGAAATGTGCTAATCTTAGTGGTGTGTTTAATTCAAACTTAGCGATAGTGTCTGGTAGTTGGGTTATTACCGCTTCTGGTATATGACCCTTTAATTTTTCTAAATTCATATATGATTATTAATAGGTTACAACTCTTCCGTAAATATCAGTATTAGGGTATCTAACTTCAAAAATAGATGGATCTAAACTTGGATAGATTATATTACTTTTGGTAGCACCCTTGATATCATAACCATATTTTGAATAACCATTTGCTTCTCCGTATTTATTAACTATTTCAATTTTTGTTACGCTTTGAACTCCTCTAATGTTTCCACAGCTTATAATGTTAGTAAGCTCTGATAATAGTATTGGCTGATTAATCTGCCACTTATCTATATTGAAATAATCTCTTACTGCATTTAGACATTGATTAAGAACTTCTCTACTGTTGTACGAAGGAAGCACCACAACATCAAAGTTTATGCCTATGTTTATATAATAGGCATTCTTTATAGTAATTGCATCTGTCATTATTTTATACTGAGAGATGTAGTTCCTCAGGTTTTCTTTCACTGCTAGAGACGCCTCTGTTAGCCTTTTATTAGCATCATAAGACAACACATACAAGCTTAATGCTAAAGGATTATTATCAATATAATCAGGCATGCTATCAATTTCAGCTAATGCAAAATCTTGTGTAATGTACGCCTTGGCTACTGTACCAAACTTAGGAGGCATACTTAATGCCCTAATTATATGATCTTCTTTAGTAACGTTTCTAAGCTGGGTAGGGAAGCTTGCTATTGTTTTTAAACGTATGTCTTCAACAGTATCTCCATCACCTCCACCAGAAGACGGAGCTTCATTGTTAAAGGTTACTGATCTTTGTATATATCCTAGCAATCCTTGATTTAAGTTAGTAGGATTTAAAGATACAGTTGCTGTATTTAATTCATATATCTGAGATATATCATTAGATGGTACGTTTGTTTGAGCTCCGCCACCTGCAATATACCTTACGGTAAGTGTCGTGTTGCTAGGGGCTAATCCGTAATCTTTAGTATATATAAAGTTAGACGGATCATAAGCTGCGTATATCTTAGATATAGAATCTATAAGACCCATACCTACGTTATCTGGGTTTGGTATGATCTCTTCATCAGGATTCCCTGTTATGCCTGATCCAAACTCTATTATCATCTGATCGTTCTCAGTGTACCTAGTTACAAACCTTCTGCTAACTTTTTTTAATCTAAGAAGGTATGGGGTAGTGTTACTATATTGAGATAAGAACGGATCGTTTAATTCATTATTCTTTACTTCTTGGAACACAGTATTCTGTGCCAGGTACGGTACTTCATACCACTTGTTTCCATCACTGTCTATAATATCTAATATCTGTATTACATTGTTATCTTGTAGGGTTACGCTGTCAAACTTAATAGCTGTCCCAAAGGTAAAGTCTTGAGATTTTATTGTTCCTGCAATCGCTTTAACTTTTTTCTTAAGGAGATAGTATTCGGGTTGATTAGTGCTATTGTTAATTTGATAAACACTTACCTCTGTGGTATCAAAAGAAGAAGAAAAGCTAAAGTCTACTGAATCTTGTGTAACAAACACTACGTCGCTGTTGGTAAAAGATTTCACCTTTGCTTCCTTATCTACTATAAGAGAATACGAGTAATCTGGAGATGACACACTTCCAGTTATAATTGCTGGTATCTGTTGAAATATACTAAGATCTACAGTTGCTGTACTAACCACTTTAGGCCTATACCCTAAGGCATATGCCATGGACATAAGATTTTGCTTATCCTGTGCAAAAAGAAGGAAGTTTTCCTGAGTCTGCTTATCTACATAGAAGGATAATACATCTCCTACATAAGATGCCATCTCAATAAACATGTTTCCGGGAGTTGCCTCAGTGAAATCATTGTATACTGTAGGGAAATAACTTTTGGCGTATTCTACTAAAGCTTCTTTAAAGCTAGTAAAATCTTTGTTTATGTATTTTATATCCTTCTGTGTCATTAGGTTATTTGTATTAATATTGTATCAGCGTCTTTTTTTATAGAGTAGTCTAACTTTATATTGAGCAAACTTCTCTGTAGATCAGCTGTGAAATCTAAATTATTCACAGTTATCATTGGAAAATATAAACCTAAGTTATCTAGAAGAACTTCTTTTGCGACAGTAAAATCAGTGTTTTGATCAAATAATAACCTTCTTAAATCAGCACCGAACTCTGGATTGAAAGGCCTCTCTCCTTTATTGGTTAGCATGTAATTAGTAAGGTTACTCTTTACTTGATCTTTAGTTGTGTAGTTTATAGTGAATACGTTATGAGTATTAAATGGCAGTTTTATTCCAAGACCCCTATTTGGATTCCTGGTGCTACTGTCTACTGTATACTCAATACGGTTTCTCATATTATCCTAGTTTTTCTTTCATCTCTTTCCAGGCGATAGATCCTTTGTTTATAAAAGGGATTGGCGCATCTACGTTAGGCAAGGTCCCATCAACAGACATAGCCATACCAGCCTCTTGGCTTATTTGAGGCATCATAGGCTGTTGTACTTGGCTTGTGTAAGGACTTGCTGGCCTCCTAGAAAAATCAGAACCTACTGCTTCCCTTAGCTTTGTTTTAAAGTCTTCAGGGTTTTGGTAAGACTGCTGAGGTCTTGGTTGTAAGTTTGCCTCTCTAGCTTCTTTTATAGATTTGGCCAGTAATTGCTTTACTTCTTTCAAATCTTTTTTAAAGGAGGTCTCTAATTCCTCTTTAACAGCAGTTTTTACAGCTGTGTTAACTACTTCTTTGATCAGTTCTTTAAAAAGTATCAATTGATCTTGTGTCATATTAATAAATATTTAGTTACACGTTTTATATTCCTATATTTAATATTGTCTTTAGTTCTTCCATTAATTCTTCCGGAGTTGCAAAATAACTAGGAGCCGTCTGTGCTTTTATCATCCCCGATTGTTTCTCAATAGCCCTGGCTATTAGCTGCTTACTGTCGTATTTTTCTACCTTTAATGTATATTGATTGAACTTATTATCTGTAAAGTCTTGAGAATCAGACGATATTCCGTCACCAAGCATGTCGTCAGCCAATAATTGTTCAGCTATATCGGTGCTTACATAGTTTCCTTTATCCGCTTCGTCCTGTATTTTTACAGATACCTGGATAGATCTAAACTTTTGAATCAATCTATTTAGTACCTGCCTATTTTGTAATAACTGCCTTCCTAGTATCTTTACGTACTGATTTACTATTTCTTTTAGGAATATTAACTTAACTCCTTGCTTAACTACTTGGAATATAGGACCAGTTACTGGGTTGGCGGTCAATGTTATTTCTTGTATATCTAATAAAGATTTATATACAGTTATAGCTGTTTGTATAGCTATTAGAGAATTTACTACGGTGTTTAGAATAGTTATGGTCTTATTTATGGAAGTTATCTTATCCTGAACTCTTTTCTGCAATTCCTGCGCCTTGGCAAGATCTTCTCTCCTAATGGTTATGACAAGATTATTACCTTGTAAAGATATCCTTCCTTTACTGTCTGTTTTTTCTACAACCTCTTTTACTAGCTGATCTATTTTCTTTTCTATGTTTACAGTAAGAGAGTTTACTTTATTCAAAGTTAATTGAATAGCAGACCCAAACGGATCGCTTACTGCACCAGATATGGCATTTATAGTATTGTTAACACTATCAGGGGACGTCACATTATTTAAATCTAATGCCATTATATAGTTTTAGATACTTTTGATTTTATAGGAGAGTCTAATTTTGTATAAAATTCTCCAATTTTCTTCAAATCTAATTGTAATTTATAAGCTGCTGTTGAAATTTCAGGTAAGCTAGATACTCCAACTCCTAAAGCTTTAGCAGGTGATATAAGGTTCGAAAAGTTATTTAGCGCTGTCATTATTTCATTTAGACACTTAATAACTGAGTCTGCCTTAGCTATTGGTTCATTTATACCATTTTCAGGTAGCCCAAGTTGAATAGATGGAGCATTGACAATGAATACATACTTGCTGTCTTTAGTTCCTCTAGGGCCAACATCAAAATGCACAGAATCAGCAGCTGACATGCCTACTGTTTTTTTAGATAGTATGAATACAGAATCATCCTTGCTGTTCAGGATTACCCTGTCAGAATTAAGGATTACTGTGTCCTTCTCATAGCTATTGAAATCTGTGAATCCCATTATTTAAAAAGCTTGTCTACGAATCTTTTAAAATCTGCAACTGATATTTTTTTACCACCGTTAATAGCTTTATTTGATGATCCTATATCAATAGCCGTTTCCTCACTTATTTGACTACCTAATATAAAATTATCAGGTTTTACAATTCTGCCTCCGCTTGCTAATATAGGATAGAATATTCCTGCATACAATGCATATCTATCCGCATTCATAAATTGATTTTTGTTGCAGGCAAAATATTTTCTCATAAGACCTATTTGATATTCATATGAAGTACCTAATATTTGATTTAAAGAACTTAAACCTATACATTTTAATGTAGGATTTGTAAACTGTATCAATCCAACTGCGGCTAGTCTATATCCAGGTGCTGGGTTTGCTATATACTTTTTTCCAGGTCCTTTATTACTATCTAATTTTCTATACGCAGTAGCTTTTTCATACAAACCAGTGCTTTCCATTCTTATGAATGTTAATAAGTCTTTTGCGTTTATATTATATTCTTTTGCTAAAGCTTTTATAGAATTTATAAATGATGGATTCCCTCCTGTGCTTGATGTACTTATCTTTGATACCGCTTCATCTTTAGCTACAGCAGCGTCTGTGTCTAGTATTCCAGAGGTTCCTAATGATATTGGAATCTCATCTACTATTACATCTATTTCTTGTAAATCTTCTCTTTCTGGTAATTCTTCTTCGTCTAATACTGCATCTGAAGTTTTTGCTGGCTGTACTGAACCTGTAACTGGTAGAGACCCTGTAACAGGGACTTCGGGAGGAATAGGTTTAGAATCCTGTTGAGCCAGTGAAGCAGTTGGTTCTGATTGTGGCTTTTGATCCGTTACTACTACATTCTGTTTTTCACTTATAGTAACCGTAGTGCTATAAGAATCAAAGTTTGCTGATGCTGGTACAAATCCTGGGTTGTGTCCAGACATCATCATCATTATTGATCCATCTTTGTTTATATCTTCAAACCTAGCTGGTCCTTCTGCCTTTACCGGATTATTAGATATTACAAAAATAGGTTTAGAAGTTGCTGCTGTCCATGGTGTTCTAAAGCCCGGAGTGTTGGACCCAAGTCTAATGCTGCCTCCCCGTCTACCTTCTAGAGTAACATCACCAGGAGCTTTTACGAGCCTTTTGGTTTCTCCTGTTTGTACAAATTTACCGGTACCAGTTTTATCATTTGGATTTAGTTCAAAGTACGTCTTATCTGGTACTGCATTATGTTCGGGGGCATTCCATACAGATATAATGTCTGTATAATAAAATTCAGGCTTGTAGTTACCTACGTTATTTTGAGCTTCTTTACTTATTAACATTTTAACTAGCACAGCCTCATTAACCAACGGGTACTGAGTATAATTACTCCTTAGAGGTCTTGCTATGATGGGTTCCGTTTTTGGATCGTTGAAGTTTATAAAAGGAAGACACTCTATAGATCCTATAGCCTTCCACCCACCTAGACGATTAAACTTTTGCAAATCACTATCGTCTAGTAAAACAAACTTAACCCTTGCTATAAAATAACTAGTCTGTCCTGGGGCACCAGCTGCTGCTGCAGCTCCCATAGCCTGCCCTAAACTATACGATATGGTATTAGGACCTGACACTAAGCTGTTGGCATATTTTGATTTGTCAATGCTTTTTTCTCAGCAACTCCCTCTTGTGCAAGTCTTAGAAGCTCTTCCTTCTCATTATCTGGTAACATGAAATCTCCAGTTTCCTTACCTCTAGCCATGGCTTTTTGTACGATAGCAACCATTTTTATTAGTACATCATCGTTTTTTAGGTTTAAATCCATGTAGGAAGCTATTAGAGGTACCATCATGACTGCATCTCCGGTATTCTGTATAAGATCCCTGAGTTGTTCAATCATGTCTGTAATCTGCTTCTCTTTAGTTATAGAACGATCGTAAACTTCTTTGAGTAGATCGGAGAATTTTTTCTTACCGAACACAACTTGATCAAAATCTGACATATTTATCCTTTTTAATAAATATGATTTTCATCGGTTTCTAGTTCACCATCCAGATATAATACATTCAATTGATTCTTATATACCGATTTCATCACCTTTATCACCCTTGTCACGTTGGCGGTGTTCTGTCCGGTGATCTCCCGTACATACAGATAAAAGTGCTGTTTATTGAAAACTTCTAGATTTTCCCTTCTTCTGAAGATCTGAAGTATAGCGTAGGCTATAGATTTGTCTACTTCTAAAGTAAACATCTTCTCCATATTCTCATCCATATATTTTACATATGAATCTAGGAATTGAGAAAGTTCCAGATTGTCACCTTCTCTAGATATAGCAGTGAATACCTTTTTGTCTTCATCTACTTCTTCCATATCTCCCCTAACCTTCATTTGCTTATAGTTGTTCTCATTGTAAACTATGAGATACCTTTTTGCAATAGTACCAAAGTAGGAGAATGCTTTGCCTTTTTCTGGATTGTAGTGGTGGAGTTTGTCTAGTAGGAATGTCACCACTTCGTGCTTAAGATCTTCTACATTTGTCATTTCTGTGTAGTAGAACTTAAAAGTGTGTATTATGAACTCCGCTAGCTTATGAAAGCTATAGTCTATTTTTTCGTTGAAAAGTTTATTCCTCTCTACTGGATCTTCTGATTTTAAGTACGCTACAATAGCGTCCTCAGTATCTTTAGTGAAGTATTCTCTAGATTTCTTAGGTTTTCTTTTTCTTAGTTTTCCCGATTTAGTAAATGTTTCTGGGTCTAGTTCTTTTACTTCTACTTCTTTCTTTTTCCTCGGCATTAAATTAATTTATCAATTAGTTATTTAATGTCGTAACCTTTATTTTTATTTAGTATAGTTCTGCATATATGTGTTAAGTGTCATGATTATATTCTTCAGATTTACAAAAAAATGACCAACTTCATCATCAGATTCAAAAGCCTCCAGAGTATCCAAATCTTTTATTTTTTTGTAAGATTCATCAACCATACTCTTTAACTTGTCCAAATACTCATCCTTTAATAGAATATCTTCTTCATATTTTTCAACCTTATCAAGAAGGTTTTTAATAATAAGTCCACAAGCTATTAACAGTAAAGATAGTATAGATATTATAATAATCATAATTTATTTCTTTTCTTCTGATTTAGCGGCTATCATATCAGCCTGATGTAGTATATGAGGCAGGTATGTTTTCAATGCATACTCTTCGCTGTAGGATATTAAGTAGGCCTTGTTAGAGTCCTCATACAGTCCATCATGTAGTTTTATAGACAAGTACTCTTTTTCTGTCATTACAATGCTTCTTCTCTGAAGATTCATGATAGAGCGCTCAGCAACCTTCATATACTGAAGTCTTGGGTTCATTACATACAGCTGCCCTTTCTTTAACATCCACTGCTCTTCGCAGGGCAGGTAGTAATCCTCTTCTTCCGTCCCCATCTTACCTAGATCATGGCATATAGCAGAAAAATACATTTCCTCTTGAGTGAAGTCTAAGTTGACTCCCATCTTTTTCCATGAGTCTGCTACCAGACCTACTGCCTTTACTACGTTAAGTACGTGCAAAACATAACCACCAGCAAAAGCGTTGTGATAGTTAGTTTTCATAGAAGCCGGAGCTACAGCTATCCTGTCTCCCCAATCATCATGCAACTGTAATAATTTGTCTTTTCTTTCTCCTGTAATTTTAGTGTCAATCACTTTAAGTAATACACTAAGATTTTCATGGAGTTCTACTGCTGTTAATTTCATAACCTTTTTTTATTTTTTATAAAGTTCCGTATGGACGATTCAAATATTCTTCGCTTTCACTACTGATTGTACTTTCTAGATCTTCTATCAATTCATCCAGTGTTTCAAATTTTTCAGTAAGAGATGAATCTCCCCTGTAGGCAGAAGCTTGAACATTCTTCAAGTAATTTTTTATTTGTTCAATTTTATTTAAAGCGTTAGTTTTGTTTACCATGATTTTAATATTAATTATAAGTAAGTATTTTATATATAAATATATACTATTAGTATATTATATATTTATTAGTAGCGCGGGCACCGCGACTGAGTTAGCCCCGTCAACGGGGATACTATATACAAAAGCCCTATACAAATGTAAACGGCTTAAAAATACTAACCAAATTTTTTTATAAAAATTTATCCACATGTTAATAGATTTTTCCAAATTAGATAAAGGAGACATAAAAAAACCTACTTACAAAAAGAAAAAATCAGCTAAAAATGTAGGAGGTTTAAATAATACTGATATAACTTCTAAAGATATAGTTAAATCATTGAGACTCAGGTTTATAAATCATAAATATTTAATTAATAATGCTTATATTTTTGACTGGGAAAGTGATTTTTTCTCAGTATCAGAGAGTGGTTATGTATACGAAGTCGAAATAAAAGTCACCAGGGGTGACTATAAAGACGACTTCAATAAAACTTCTAAGCATTTATTACTTTCAGAAGGTAAAGATTCTACTCAGAATATAAAAAGACCTAACAAATTTTTCTATGCTTGTCCCAAAGGATTACTCAATACAGTTGAAATTCCTGAGTATGCTGGACTAATAGAGATAACATCTCCACATGAGATGGCAACAGTTGTTAAGGAAGCACCTTTTTTACATCGTGAGAACTCATTAGAGGGACTTAGGGATGTTTTACTGGATAAATTCTACAATAGGTATAGGGATTTAATTTTAGAGGCTGAAAACGGTTAAAAAATAACAAAATTATGGAAGAAAAGTACAGAGAAATTAAGGAAAATTTGAACAAAATTATCGAAGAATCTGATAATTTTAAGCTATCTTTGTTCACTTTTGAGCTATTAGACTGCGTTTGGTGCGATATTGTGTCTGAAGATGATGAAGAATTATCAAAAGAACTGATAGAAGGATACGCAAATGAGGTCAGAAACTCACTAGAAATAATGAATCCTGACCTCAAAATTGATATAGAAATGCTAGAAA